AACAATTAAGTTTATGTCATCATCAATCCTAGGATCATCAACACTATAAGTCTTGCATCTATTGATGTTAATCTTTCTAGGTGGATTTAGATTGTCATTCCAAATAAGAAGCCCTCCGCCATTACCGTCGGTAACATAGTTTACGCCCGTGATGAGATGGTTTGTATTAAACTTAAGTTGATTGGATGTACTACCTAATACTAACAATGATGTGTTCGTAACTTGGTTGTGCTCAAATATGCCCTCAAAGTTGTCAGCCTTGACAAACCAATAAAGAAGGTTCTCAGCTTCAACTGAAAGAGCTCCAATAGCAACAGCATTTACAGGTGTGGGTACTTGATATGCAGAAAGAATAGCCGCAATATTTGTCTTTAATGTATTACCTAAGGCATTCTGAACGGCACCAATATTTGATCCCTCAGATGTGTCAATAGTAATATTGAGCGCATCACGGTATTCGCCATCCGGTACCAATCTCTCGTCGAGATCTTTGTTCATCCTACCGGCAAGAAATGTTCTTTGAAATTCCATCTATTTAATCCATTTATCCTTACCTCGCATAGCCATAAGCAATCGACCAGGATGCATGTTGCTTAATCTAATCTTAGTATTTCTAAGTAGAGCTGTCTTTTCTTTCTTAACTCTATTTACAATGTATTCTTGCACACCAAACTTATTGTTTAGTAATGCATATTTCAAGTAAGCGTAAACGTATTCCTCAGCAAGTTTGTTGATTGTGATAAGAGAATCGTCACCGTTCTCCATACCATCTGAAATGTATTCAAGTACAATATATGCGTACTGAACTCCAGATGTAAAGTCAATAACACCAGCTGCTTTATTTACAAAAAATCTTGGATTAACATTTGCATCAGCTGTCTCTAAACCAAAGTTGTTAGCGATAGGATATCCAAAGTACCACTCCCCTTCATACTCCCATCCCCATTGGTTGTAGTATGGACCAGGGCCTACGTATAATTGGTTCTGTTGACGTAGTATGTCTAACTTAGCTTCACCTACAACAACCTCACCGTTTGAGTCAAATACAATGTCACCATTGTTGTCTTGTAGATACGCTGTGGCTGTTATACTCTGACGGGACTCTGTAAGTGGATACAAGACACCATTTCGAAGCATTGATATCCTTGCGTAGTTCACATAGTCAGGTGGCAATACCATCTTCAATTGATCGCCTAGTTCAAACTCAAGAACTTTAATGTTTCTAAGTGCGTCGTAGTTAAGCTCTTGGATTGCTCTTTTTGCGTGAAATAGAACAGTATATCTGTCGACATTATTAACCAACTTATCATTGCCAACATACATTAAGATGAAGTTGTTCACTATGTCAGCCAAACTGACGTACTGATAAGAACCCCAATTAGCGTCCTCAGGAATGTTACCATTGTTGGTATAGTACTGATAGTTAGTAATATATGCCATTATTGTTTTTGTTGAATGTCTTGTACTTCTTCAGCTTTAGCTGCTGACACTACCTCTTGTTCTCTAATTGATATACCAGCGTACTCTAAAATCTTAATAACAAGATTAGCGAAGTCATCAAGCGGCAACTCAAAGTCTTGGTATGTTGATGAAGAAGGATCAAATAATGGATCACCAGAAGGTGAAGTATAAGTCCATTGTGGGTCTTTTGGATATCTTAAGTACTGACTAGTTATGTTTGCTGTGATTGATGTAGGATAAACCAATATTCCATTCTCATCCATTGTGTATACTGGATAGGCAGCGGTAGGAGCAGTTAGGTTTGAGCTTATTAGGTTTAATATCTTACGATGACTAACCTTTTCTACCTCTGTACTATTATTATATACTACTTTATCTAAGAAGAAGTAATCATTAGGTAAGTTAAACTTATTAGTAACAACGCTATAGGTTAGCGAGTTGAATACAGAGAATGAATCTATAACCTCGGCCATATTTTTAGGGATATCTGTATATCCCTCTCCATGCATTCTAGCGTTCTGCTTATTGATTGCATTGCTGTAATTAAAGATGTACTGACCAAAAATCTCAAGCTGTGCTTGTTTGGCAAATAGATTGAATTCCAATGGCGTAATAAAGCCACGGTTTTCCTTGCTGATTATAGAGAGTACTGTATTTCGAACGTCATTGATCATCTGACTGCTTTTGTACAAAGATAAATAAAAAAAGGCACTCCATTAGAAGTGCCCTTTAAGTAGTAGTTAGCTTTAGATTAAGCTACATCGATGTCACTAACAGCCTGTGGAACAGTTACGTCATAAATAACATTTGTCCAAGATGTTTGCAAAGAAGCAGCAATTGCAGCTTGAATTGCGTCACGCATGCTAAGAGCAACTTGAGCAGCATGAGTAAGAGTAACAACTTTACCACCTGCATAAGTAATTAATGTAGTAGTAGCAGTTGCAGAATCAGATCCTGCTTCAACTAAGATTACATTATTAGCAGATACTAACTGGTTTCCAGCACTTGTGACTGGGATAGATAAAAACTTTTCCATTTTCTAAAAAATTAATGGGTTAAACAATGCTCAAAGTTAATCATTTCCTGAAAACTTATCTTCAAGGAATTTGTATAGCTCTAAACCTTCGTCTGATTGTAGATATGATGCAAGCGCATGAATATGATCATGTCCAAATGGAACGGTCATTAAGCGCTTCTTATTGTCTTTTAGGTTAAAGTGGATGTCTTTGTTTCCACGGAATGTAAAGTAACCTGTAGAGAACGCACGAGCGGCAAAGTTATTGATCTTAAGAAGTGGATCAGATGCAGCCTCCATGAAGTCTTGTGGGTATCGTTTAGCAAACAACATCATGTCACGCTTAATCTCAGCAGAACTCATTAGATCAACATTACCATGTAATACCAATCTAGCTACCGCCTCAAGCGTTGAAAGGTCTTTGTCGGCCAAATCGCGTGCAAGTAACAACGCGTCAATCTCAGAGAATAACTCCTTAACATCTTCTTGTGCATCACGTTCAGCATCAAACTCGTAAAATTCAGTACCATTACCTGGGTGGTAATGTAAGAATTCTTGTAATACTGGGTTGCTTTTTGGAACAATTAAAACACCATCTTCAAATACAATTGGCTCAACAATTACGTTGGCATCTTGATCGTCTTGAAATGGGCTTCTTGAGTTTCTCGCGTATCTCAATGGGTGGTTTGCGTTGGTTTCTTCATCGTAATAAAGCAAACGCTTGCGAGGTGTGTCTTTGTGTGCAATATAATAGCTCAGTGGAGCTTCTTGCAATTTCAATAAATAAGTCCTATCCTTAGGCTCTAGTTTTACTCTGTTCATTTGATATAATTTGAATTATTAAAAAAAATAGAGAGGGGCCGTAACCCCTCTCGTATTATTGGTCTTCTTATCCTTTGAAGATGAAGAAGTTGTTAGCACCTAATGTACAAAGCGCACGCTCTGACAAGAAGTTGACTTCCATAGCATCGAGATCGTTAGTCTGTACACCACCAGCTGAACCAGTCATCCAAGTTTTATAACGACGGTTTTCAGCTTCAGAAGCACGGTAACGAACGTGAAGGAATGGACGTTTTGCGTTCTTACCAAGTACTTGATCGTAAACGTTCATTGTACCAGCAGGAACCAAGACACCATTAACAGCACCACCAACGATACCACCACGAAGAGTTGCGTCGTTAAGGTATTTCCAGTCAGTTTTGTAGAACTCATAACCACGACGGAATCCAGAGAAACCAAGGTTAAGAGCCATTTCTTCGCTGTTGTCAAACAAACCGTAAGAAGTACCACCAGCACCGTAAGAGTTTTGAGCAGCCAACATATCGTCGATGTCAAAAGAGAACTGACGGTTTAAGAACAATACGTTCTCAGCGATAGCACCTTGCTTGTCAAGACGTTGTACGATTGTATCGAAGTCACCTAAAGAAGATGGGTTACCACCTGCCCAGATGTTACCACGAGACTCGATAGCAGCAAACATACCTTGAGTACCAGCAGCAGTTGTACCTGGAGCAGAGCCTGGAGCAGCAGCTGTAGATGGAGAAAGGTAAGCCAATGCATCAGAACCAGCTTCAGCTCTAACACCTTCTACCATTGACATCTCTAGGTAATCTTCGTAACGTAGACGAGTTTCGTGCTCAGACTTCATGTACCAGTAGTAACCAGTAGCACCATTCTCAGTAGTCACTTCAACCCAACCGATTTGAGCCATGTCAGAACCAGAGACAGTGTACTTGTCTTTGATGATAATTGGCTTATTGTCGAAGAAAAGGTCTTGTGCTTCATTAGAACCAACCATGCCGCTAGTTCCTTTACCGAATTCAGATCCGTAAACAAATGCAGTTACAAGCTCAGTTGTAATTGTAAATGGCGAACCAGAAGCGTTGTAGAACTTAACTGTAAATGTAGATCCGTCAGCAGCAACTGCACTAATAACAGCTTTAGCTGAATTAGCAGCGATTGTCTGAGAAGACAAGAATACAGTTTGGTTTACACGGAAGTTACATACAGTAGCCGCAGGCATGTTGAATGTAGCTGTGTCAGATGCAGCTGCAGATGCAGGAACAACGTTAGTGTATTTTGTGTGAAGACGACCTTGTTCTGCCCACTTAATGAGGTCAGAGTTAGTAGGAAGTTCTGCACCTACCATACGCAAGAAAGATGCGATTGAACGGTTACCGTAACGCTCAAATTCTTGCTCGTAAGTGTCAGGCAAATATTGATTCAAAAAATCAAAATTTGTGATGTAGTTTGTAGGCAATGTTGCCTTTACAGAGCTCGGGGTCAATAATGGACCCGGAGATGCAGCTAATGTACCAGCCATTTTTTCTAGTTTTTAGGTTTTTGTTTAATAACTAATCTGTTACCGTAACTAGGCTCTACAGCTCTTACCTGGAAACCACCTTCAGTTTTCTTAGTCACCTGAGTAGATTGGCGCACCATGTCGATATTTTTTGACTCCTTGGAGACTGTATCAACTGTGTCTGCCATTCCTTTATCATAGAAGAACTTCGCAAACTTATCAGGGTTCGAAGCAATCGCTATTGCTCGATGGAATAACTCAGCATCCTTTAAGTAACCCTCTTCGTTTAGGAACTTATTTACAAAGTTCTTTAGTGAAGACTGCTCCTCGAGAAGTGACTTAGCTTCTGCTGGCTTATAGGTAAGCGCCTTGTTTTCGTCAATTGCAAATTTGAAACCTTCAAACTTATCAGAAAACAACTCACTCGTCTTGTCAGCAAAATACTGAGACCGCTTCGTTTGTTCCTCTTGCTCGCTAGTTGCGGCTTGTTTATATTGCTTGTAAGATTCGTAAGCTTCTTTTTCTTCTGCCGGAACAAAAGCATCCCTTGACTCAAGCGGCGCTTTGTATTGTTCTTTTAGTTTATTAAAGTAGTCACGAGCCTTAGTCAGCTCTTTTTTACGTTCTAGCTTTACCTTTTTAATGTGCTTTTCATCATCAAAGTCTTCATCATATGAATACTTAGACTCAAGCTCGAACTTAACCTCATCAGCATCAAGCTCAGGGTTCTGTTCTTTGTGGTATTGGTAAAGCAAAGAATCTTCATCCATGGCGCTGTAGTCGACATTCAATTTCATGAAGTCTTCAATACCACGCCCGGTATCTTTCTTATACTTTAGAAACGCAGATACATCTTCAGGTAGTTCTTCAGCTTGTGTTCGCTGCTCAACTAACTCATCCAAAGATGTGATCTCTTTGTTCCATCTTTTACCTAGATATGAAAGAACTTTATTATCATCTAAATCCACCTCTTGTGGTGGGTTATTATCTACTATTGGCTCATCGGCTGGTTGATCTTCCGTCAAGTCTACCTTGATGGTATCATTATCACCAGAGTGATCCTCTAATCCTTCAAGAAGCGCTGCTTCTTTTTCAGCCATAGATTTCTCTTCGAATTCTACAGCTCTTACTTTGAATTCATTTTCCATTTAATTTAATTTTGACAAAGTTAATAATTATTTTATTTATTCATTATCGTAGAACATACGATCAGAATCCTCTGTGTGCCACTTATCAAAGCTTTCACAGTTGTAGTAGTCTACATTTACCAAGTAGTCAGGGCGTTCTGGGAACGGCTTTGTAACGAATGATGGCTCAGACCACTTGATGCGGTTGTTTGGCTGTAGTGCTATCTGACCGTTGTCAAGTAGAATAATGTGATGACTCTTATGTTCTAAAGCATCCTCTGCTAATGAAAGATCTGTGTTTAAGTCATTGGATCCCCAGTTGATGGTGGCATAGTAACTACCCGGATAGAACTTATGGTCTTTCATATAAACCTCAACCTTTGTGTCATACACATAAGATAAGTGCAGCAACGTGAAGTTGTAAGAAAAGCAGTTCCATATCTGTAAGAAGTGGAAAGGTAGATCTGGATCAGGGAGCTCTGGTTTAGTCAATAACGCATGGCTTGGTAACTTATCGCGCATTACTCCGTTCTCTAGTAGAACTTGGAATAGCGCAGCCTGACCAGGCATGCATCTTACCGACATTATAACACCCGGTGTAAACTCTCCTTGCCCCTTTTGGTGTTGATACATGTATTCATTTCTAACGAATACTTTCAAAGGGAAAAAGTTATGTTCTATATATGCCATTATTTAGGTCCAAACGCTTCTAAATCGAATCCATCAAGTGAGTCTTCAGTACTCTCAAAGTTTTGAGGTGGTAGGTTATTTTGTCGTTGGTTAATTAGCTCAGACTGACGAGTGGCCTGTAGGTCGACTCGCTTATCTTTCGCCTTCTCCTTCTCAGTTTCACGATCTTTTAATGTCTGCATCTGCATTCCGTTTAACTGCATGTTGTATTGGAACTCAATAGCCATCAGCTCTTTTTTGAGCTCTGCCTCTGCCTGCATCTTCTGAATGTCACCTTGAACTTCCATCTGCTTGATCTGAGCTTTTGTTTGGCCTTCCAATTGGATGACCTGCGCCTTAGCCTCAGCAGCTGCTTGAGCGGATTGGATGTTTGTCTGCATTTGCATTTGGAACTCCATCTCCTTATCTTTTTGCGTCTGCTCCATACGCTTACGACGTTTCATCTTAAGCATTTCGTTGGCAAGCTTAATGTTGTTGATCATGCGGATGTCAATTGCATCCTCTAGGTCAATTGTCTGCTGTTGCAATGCCATCTGAATGTTTTGCTCTAGCTGTGCCTTCTGTTCTTCGTCTGGGGCAATCTCAATAAAAATACCAAAGTCGTGTAGGTAAAGATCCTTAACGTCCTCAAGTATCGCCATGTTGTACTTGCCAATCTGCATAGCAAACTCCTCAGCGAAGTCAGCATACTCAAGTATGTCAGCAACACGAATAGACAAGCACTCAGCAACTCTCTTAGTGACATTAAGACCAGCGTCTAAGATGTGTCGAGTAGCTGTGTTTGAGTTTAGCGCTGCAAGCTTCTGAACACCAACCAATGCGTCTGGGTGTGGTGTAGATGCATCACGCACCTCGTTTACACCCGTCACGTCGCGGATCATATTCAAGTAGTGGTTGTAGTTGCCGATAAGGGCAGCCATCTTAGCTTGACCACTGTTTGAGTTAAGCTCTTGGATTGGAATACGCGCGTTGTTAAACTCACCGTCTTGTGTATAGCTACGTCCAATCACACTACCCGTTTGGAAGTATAGATTGAGCGCATCCTCAGGATTGTATGCAGCACCTGTTCCAAGGTCTACCTCATTAATACCATCAGCATCAATGAACACACCATCAGGAACTACGCGAGCCATAACTTGCTGTAGCTTCAAGTGAGTCAATTGGATCTGATCGGCAAATGGAATCATTCGACGAACGAGTGACTCAATATTTCCTTTATAGTAACGTGGAGCGTAAGCAATGTAGTTTGGAAGTGCTTTCTGTGATGCAGACTTAGGACGTACCATGTTCTTCATCATCTCCCACTTAATGATGATGTTTGATCCACCGACCAACACACCTTCATACCAAACGTCGCGAACGGCTTCAACTACCTCAAACATTTCGTTTGGTGGTGGGTTAAAGTTGTCATCCTTACGGATCACTCGCTCTCCTCCGTTCTCAAGTAATTTCTTTTTCCAAACAAACTTCTTGTGAGTCTTATAGTTAAAGTATAAAAGCGTCACAACCTCATTTAAGAATGCATCGTCTTGGTAGTTACGGACTACCGGGAAGTAGTCATACCAAGCTGAGCCTGCATTCTTAATCTCAGTAAGTTCTTCGTCAGTAAGGTTTGGATTCATTTTAAGCAGCTCGGTGTAGTGAACCTGCTTAACCTCTCCAAAGTAAAAACAATCAGAGAAGTCATTCTTTTCAGTATAGCTATGGATCCAGTTCGCTGGATCTACATACTCAACCTTAACGCCATCGTTGATAAGGAACTCGTGTTTTGCAACACCAACTCCTAATGTAGCCACGTCATAGTAGTAATCTCTCAACACATCCTCATAGTCATTCATTTTAAGAAGTGTGTTGATGGCAATCTCTTCAGCGATCTCAATAGATGGCTTGTAGTTCATCTGCATGTATAGAGAAAGCTCCTGGTCATTTGCAGGCAGCTCATCTGGATTTACATTGAACGCGTCAATGCCAAGTGTCTCCTTGGTCATCGTTAAGAAGTCTTTGGCTACCATGTCAGCCTCGATCATATCCTGGAACACGTTCTTTTTCTCAGCGGACAAAACGTCTTGAGCCTCAGCCTTAATGGTGTATGGCCTGTCTATCATGCCGTTGACAACAACGTCAACAAACTTAGGGATGATTGGAACAGGAGTCCAATCCAAGTTAAGCATTGATATGTCGCCATTAACAGCGATCTCGTCCTTGTACTTCTGTACAGGCTGTTCTCCACGAGCATATAGTCTCAGGCGGTGGAATTCACCCCACTGCTGATAAAATCTGCTTGAATTAGACTTCCTCTTAAACCACTCCCCTTCGATGGCTTTTCCTACCTTTAATCCGTACTCATATGT